CCCAGAGCGCTACGGCCTACTGTGCCTGTGGAAGAGCCACGACAACCAGCTCTGGGCTGTGGTGACGCAACAGGTTATGGATGCATTTGAGGAAAAGGCGTGCCCTGAGTGCGGCTGCCCGGAGTACTCGGTGCATAACACCCTGGTCACGGGGATCGAGACGACGTACCGGTCCTGCCCGGACTGCTACCACCGGTGGAGGTTCGAATGACCCCCAAGTATTGGGAGCTACCTCCCGCCCAGATGCGTGAGTACATCATCAACCACTGGTTGGACGATGAGGACATGGATGTATGTGATGCCATTCATGCCTACTACGGGGACGCTCGCCCGCGTGATTGGTGTGATGTTGGCACCGACGCAGTAGATTTGTGGAACCGCATGTTCAAGGACGATCAGATTGGAGAGTACTCCCCGGCATACGGGGTTATCGACGGGTGCGCAGCGGCAGCGGCGGCCGGGGTTTGGGATACCGTTGCCGAGGCATTCGGATTGGAAAGCAAATACGTAGAGCTTGTGCTTGCCAACTGGTATGAGCGCAACTGGGAAGGCGAAGTGCCCAAGCTCACATGGGACGAGTTCATGCGCAGGTACGAGGCGGAGAAGGCCGAGTGGGAAGGAGAGCAGACATGAAACGCTTTTTGATCCTGCTGACGCTGTGCGGCTCTGCGCATGCAGAGTTTCTGGACGGCAACAAGCTGCTGTCCGACATGAAGGGGGCGCACGGCTTCCAGATGAGTGCGCTGGGGTACGTGATGGGGGTGGCCGATTCAATCCAAAGCGTGACGGCGTGCGTGCCCCCGAGCGTCACGTCGGGGCAGGTGCTGGACATGGTGCGCAACTACTTGGAGGCTACCCCGGCAGTGCGGCACCTGACCGCCGACATGATCGTGACGCACGTTCTGAAACAAGCGTTTCCGTGCGCCACGAGACCGCCTGGGAGGCAGCTATGAGCATCAACATTGAACTGTCACGCCGTATGGCGGCAGTGAAGGTCAGCAACTTCTATGGCTCCATCATCAAGGACGCTGAGAAGGAAATTGAGAGGCTGCACGGTCTTGTGCTGCAACACACCGCAGCCGAGCGTGAAGCGTGTGCGCAGATGGTCGAACGCCTAGGACAGGAAGGCTACGGTACCTTGGCAATCGCTGCTGCACTGCGGCAAGGAGACAAATCGTGATGTATCTCGTGTTTGTGGCGGGCATGGCCCCGCTGGCCCTGTTGGGCCTTGTTTTGTGGATCGATGAAAGGCGGATGAAATGACTGATCTGGAGACCCTGAAAGCTGCTGCCGAGCGTATTGCAGCGCACAACGTGCAACTGCGCACCTTCCTGTTGGAGCTATCCGACCCCGAGGGCCTGGGTCACGCCGTGACCGTGGAAGTGCGGCGCAAGGCCCTGATCTTGTTGTCCATGCAGCACGTTCAGGTGCCCAAAGGGGAAAAGGGATGAAGTGGAAGCAGTGGAACATCACGCACTGGGTCCTGGAAGCCGAAGACGGGGAAGTGATTGAAGAAATCAAGAAGGACGACCTGAGCGGCCTGTACGTCCTCAAAAGCAGCGGCAAGCAATACACCAGTGAGAAAGCTGCCAGGGCGGCAGGAGAAAAAGGAAAGAAGGAGCAACCGAAATGACCGGACAAGAACTGCAAGACCGCTTGAAGCAAGTTGGCATCTCGCGAAAGGACTTCGGAGATTTGATAGATGTCCACTACCGCACTGTCAGCCGGTGGATCAAACAAGAAGTGCCCATCCCGAAGGTGGTGGCATTGCTTGTGAAGTCGTTGACATCTAAAAAATAACTGAGTTACACTTGAGTAACAGAAAGCATAGTTGTGAGAAAGCGCAGCAAATACCGTCCGAAGGGGGTCATTCTTGACCCTATCAATCACGTGTTGTCGGGCCTCAAGCGCGTGGGTTCGATAAGCGAGGGCGTGACGCTGATGATCAAGAACCACACGGCCCTAGAAGCTGTGAGAAAAGGTGTGGGCACCCGTGAGGACATTGATGTCCTCATTGGCGCGCTCAACATGACTGAGGCCTTGGCGTTCTTCAAGTTTGGAGACGACTGGGCAGATGAGATTCGAGCCGCGCAAGACGCTCTTTTGGAGTTGGGACGCCGAGGAGCGGAGACTGGCAAGTTTATTTTGCGAGGGCCCGAACTAACTGCGCTGAACCTAGGGATGCAAATCCACGATGCGCAGTTGCAGGCATGCACTGTCAGTGACATGGAAAAAGCGATGGACTACGTCACGCAGTGCCTGCTCAACAAGAAAGCTAGAAGCATGATCAGAAAGGAGAAAGATGAAGCAGAAACGACTGACTGAAGAAGAACTCAAACGCTGGTGGCCGTTTGAGCGGTTGGACCCCGACCGCATGCCCCTGCCGCCGAAGAAGAAACCTCAACCAAACCCTGACTGGGAAACTGCACTGCTATGAAATCAAAGACTGAAAAAATCAAAGCCTACTTGAGAATCACCCCCGGCGCCAAGCCTGTTGAAGTCGCGGCCAAGTTCAAGGTGAGCGCTCCGTACATCTACAACCTTCGCAAGAAGGTCATGGCCGAGTTCTTCTCGCCCCCGGAGCTGCTGCCGGTACCAGAGGCGCCTAAGAGCCTGCCCCTGGAGTCTGCGCAGAAGTTGCAGACCCTGCACGACGTCAATCAGGTCCTTGACACGCGGGCCGGGCAATATGGCACGTTCGCAAATGGCGCCGCGCTGATGCAGGCGATCAAGCGCACGATGTCTGAACACGCACAGAAGCACGGCAAGACCTTCGCGGATGATCAGTGGGAAGCGCTGGAGATGATCGTCCATAAGATGGCGCGCATCGTCAACGGTAACCCTGACAACGTCGATTCCTGGACCGACATTGCCGGCTACGCGATGCTGGTGGCTGACCGGCTGAGGGGGAATGCACGATGAGCGATCTACTTCCAATCCTGGCAATTGGCTGGGTCGCTGCTGCGTGGCTCACGCATGTGGTCACGTGCTTGCAGGCGGCCAAGTGGGGGTTTTTGATCGCCGGGGCGATCTTCTTCCCCGTGGGCTGCGTGCATGGCACGGGCATCTGGTTTGGGGTGTTCTGAGGTGAACTCCAAGCGGATCAGCCCGGAGGATGCGCGGGCCATGATCCTTGCGCAGTTGCGCAGGAACGGCTACCAGGGCAGGACGTCTGAGCTTGCGACGTGGACGGGCATGCCGTCCTCTGTCGTGCGCCGGGCGGGCCTGTATCTGGCGGCCAAAGACAAGCTCCAAGCGGAGCTGACACCGGGGCGGGGCGCGGGAGAGTATCTCTTTAAGCTCACGCAGCTCGACCTGTTTGAAGACGGTGGGAAACCGCCGACCTTCTGGCAGCGGATCAAGGGGTGGTTCCGATGAGCCCGTTGATCCGTGAGTATGCGCCGCTGGTGCCGTTTGATCCTGTGCGATACACGTGGATCGACTTTGCCAGTGGCCCGTTGGCCACGGAGGAGGATGCCCGTCGCTTGAAAGAGTCGATGGGACATCTTCCTTTCGGAGACTACACCCCCCACCAAGACTGGCCGCTCCCGTTCGAGCGGATGTCAATCCTTTTGCCTGTTCGCATGACAGGGGAAACGGTCAGTCGAGGTGCGGCGACGATCACCTTGGAAAGGGTGGGCGATGAGTTGATCTACCAGTGGTGGACCAATGCGGAAACAGAGCGCGGTAGCGTCATCATTCGCTCTTCGGGTTCTTTTTCGCAGGACAAGCGCATCAATGTCTCCCCGAAATTTGTAAAGGCGATGGGCAGGGCGGAACAGGACTGCGCCAAGCTGGGGGCACAAAACCTCATGGTGGCGATGCGCCGCATTCTGGCCCTGGCTGTCATGGGGGATTCCAACGCAACTGTGGCGCGGTGCACTACAGATGCTGCGGTCAACGCCAAGCGTGCCCGAAAGGGCAAGCGCCCGTTCTTCGAGTGGACGACGGTGGAGATCAAGCCTTCTGTGGCAACGGAGCCTAAGGGCGGCACACATGCCAGCCCCAAGCCTCACATGCGCAGGGGGCACATCAGGCGCTTAAAGAGCGGGAAGATCGTGACGGTCAAGAACATGATCGTCAACCGACACAAGATGCCCGACGAGGGCTTCATCTTCCACGACTACAAAGCATAAAGGGGCCCCGCGAAGGGCCCCTTTATTTCTCCCATCGCGCAAACTCAGGGAATTTCAACAACAACGTGTCGTCACGGGGCCAGTATACCTACTTTGCCTCGCCCCAGCTAGGGCCGACTTCCACGTCGCAGCGGCTGGGTACCTGCAAGGGGACGGCAGCAGCCATGATCCGGGCGCCTTCCTGGGCCTCCTCGCGGCTTTTGACGCTCAGGGCCACCTCGTCATGCACCTGCAGAATCGGGCGCATCCCGGCCTTTGCCAGGGCCACCATGGCCGCTTTGGTCTGGTCTGCGGCTGACCCCTGGATCAAACGGTTCAAACCCTTGTAGGTGCCCGCGCGCTTGATCCGTTGGCCGTATTCAATGACGGCCTGCTCACGGGGCAGCGCCTTGTTCACGCCCCACTCCATCGGCTCCCACAGCGGGAAGCGGCACTTGCGGCCCAAGAGGGTGCGGATGGACCCGCCGGCAGCCGGGTGGTCGATGCGCTTCATGACGGCGTTGACCGTGCCCTTGAGGAACGGCACCTTCTTGTGAAAGCGCTCGATCAGCTCCCCGGCCTCGTCCACGGACAGATCGAGCTGGCCGGCCAGCTTGTTCTTGCCCATGCCGTACATCAGGCCCAGGCCGATGGTCTTGGCGGCCTTGCGTTTGATCTCGGCCATGTCGGCGACCATCTGGTGAAAGTCCGTATTGGGGTCGCTCTGGTAGGCGTCCACCATGACGTCGGCCCCGGGCAGGTCCAAGAGGTTGGCGTAGTGGACCAAGAGCCGTGGTTCTTGGGAAGAAAAATCGTTGGACCCCCACAGCTCGCCTTCTTCTGGTAGGAACAGGCTCCTGACCATCGGGCCGATCACCTCGTGCCGGGCGGGCACCTGCTGCAGGTTGGGGTTGGCCATGGACAGGCGCCCGGTCACCGTGCCGCCGTCATCCGAGCGCATCTGGTTGACGTGCGGGTGGATGCGCCCGGTCTTGGCACTGAAGTCCAGATAGGGCTGAAGGAACGTGCTGTGCGTCTTGTTGGTCTCGCGCGCCTCTACGATCATCTTGGCAAGCGGGTGCTCGCAGGAGTCCAGAAAGCCCTTGGTGAAGCTGGGCAGGCCGTTGGTGGTCTTGCTGTAGGGGATGCCAAGGCGGTCAAAGGCCTGGGCAATGGACTGCGCGGCCCAGACATCGACCTGGGTGCCGGCCTGCTCCTTCATGGTTTTCAGCAGCTCCTTCTCGCGCCGCTGCATCTGATGGATCAGTTGCTCGCACTTAGCGCGGTCAAAGCGGATGCCCTGGCGGGTCATGTTCAAGAGGACCGGGAAGACGTCGGTCTCCAGCGTGAAGATGGATTCGACCTCCTCCTGACGCATCTTGACTTTCAGGTGCTGCCAGAGCTTGAGCGTCAGCGCAGCGTCTTGCTCGGCGTAGTCCCCGACGTACATGGCCGGGAGCTTCCACAGTTCCTTTTTAGGGTGGACACCGAAATCGGCTGCGGCCTGCTTGAGAGCCTGCTCGCTTTTGACTTCCTTGAGGTAATCAAAGCCGAGCGCATTGAGACTGTATGAGAATCGGTTCTCATCCAGGAGGGGGGCGGCAAGCATGGTGTCGTAGATGCGGCCGTTGATAGTGAAGCCGGCTGCCCCAAGCCATCCAGCGTCGTAGGCGGCGTTGTGCATGATCTTGTCGGC